CCACAGGACGGGTGCATTTAAACTGCTACCGTCTATTCCTTCAGGACATGAGGATAAAACTTGATGATCCAAGCTTCGAGCTTGGCATTGAGAATGAGTTAAGGCGCGAGGTTCTTCACTCGTACCTGACTCATCCCGTTAGATTTAAGGCGCGGCATCAAGCCGCAAATTACTTCAAACGGTTTATCTTCAGCGGTGAAGGGCAGGACCTTTTAGCTGATACAGCTTCGAAATTTGAAGCTACGCAGCTCAGATTGTCTGGAGTAATCCAGAAACCCTTGCCGTTCCGCAGCTTCAAGATTATACAAGAAGCTCGCAAGTACATCAAGGGCATACTCTCTGAGGTCGATCCCTTCCTCACTCCAGAGAACTTCCGCTGGGGTAAGAGGGCTTGTGTTGGAACAGCATATTCTGAGTCTTACTTAGACACCAGAATTAGTTCCCTTACTGGTTCCTCAGACCACCAAACATGGTTCGACGGTTTCGTAAAAGGCGATCCTTTACTATTGGAAGCCTTGGGTATTGCATCAGATAGTGGTGTACATACCTACCCGAAACCCACGACTAACCTGAGGGCTGATTACGTTCCTAAGAAGTGGAACATCGACAGGCTTATCTTGAAGAACACGCAAATCGGGGCCTTTTATACAGCAGGCCTTGGAAATGCAATTGTTCATGCCTGGCGGTCTAATGGTTATGACCTCTATGGACGTGCTGCGAAGCATGCCAAATGGGTCAAAGAGTACTCGAGAAGTCGCAGTCATGTGACTGCAGATCTATCGAGTGCGTCTGATTCCTATACTTCTGCCTTGCTTAATAGGCTTTTACCGCGCAAGTGGTATAAAGCCGTTATGTTTGGTAGGATTCCTGACGTCATCCTTCTTAAAGGACAAGAACCCCAACGGGTTTTGACTGTCATGACTATGGGCGTCGGATACACCTTTCCACTCCAGTCGTTATGCTTCTATGCTTTATTGCATGCGATTAGGAAACTAACTAACACTCACGGACGTATTTCTGTCTTCGGTGATGATCTTATATATCCCCGGAGGATGCACCGATTTGTTGAAGGTGCATTCAGTGACATAGGTTTCGTCCTGAACAAGGATAAGACTTATGTTAAAGAAGATTTCCGTGAGAGTTGCGGGGCCGATTTCTATTACGGCCACGACGTCCGTCCCTATCAACCTGAAGGGAAGGATGAGTTGGTTGCTGGTTCGGCTGCACGTGCTTACCTTCACAAGACTATCAATGGTTGGATTCGAAGATGGCAACTATGGGAAATCCCATCTGTTGTTGCTTATCTCGAAAGCTGCTTGGCCATCCATGGACCGTTATACCAGGTCCCAGATGACTTTCCAGATACGAGCGGCATCAAATTACGATGCGTTACGGACCTGGGTTATTACGAGCAACCAATCAGAAATAGTAATGGAAGCCTTGTTATCAAATATTTACGTAACAAGGTGCCTAATCGTGAGGTTGGGCAGGTACATGTGTATTATTGGGAGAAGTTGAGACAGGCGGCCGTTCCTTTCGAGGAAGACGGCTCTTGGATTGACGAAGTAGACCTCCCAAGCCTGCGTAGTGTACCAACTAAGAAGTCGGTTCGCCGACGTACTAGTTGGCTGCAAAAGGCTCATAAGCCTAAGCGGTTTGCTACGGATAACCGTAGTGATTACATGCTACAAGGGATACCTCCTTTGAAGCTGAAAGGCTTCGTTTCAAGGAAAGGGGTGCCGAGTCGGTACATTGATCAGCAGTGTGTAACCCCACACTGGGATTACGTGGCCT